ATGATTGTGACTTTTTAGGATCTGGTAATTCAGTTGTTGAACCTGATATATTATCTTTTTATGAGCAAACTTATATCCAAGATCCTATTGAACGTCGCTTTATGGGTGGCGATTTTTGGATTTGGTCTTATCCTGATTATAGCAAGCAGTATGTGGTATGTGCTGACGTTGCTCGCGGAGATGGTTCGGATTACTCTGCGTTTCACGTCATCGATGCTGTATCGCTTGAACAAGTAGCTGAATACAAATCACAAGTAGATACTCGTACTTACGGAAACATGCTTGTATCTGTTGCTACTGAGTATAATAATGCTTTATTAGTAGTGGAAAATGCTAATATTGGTTGGGATGTTGTTAATACAATAATAGAAAAAGGTTATCCTAACATGCACTATTCACCTCGTGCTTATGGTGAAATGCATATGGATAAGTGGTTAGATAAAATGGATAAAGAACAAACAGTTCCTGGATTTACTACATCAGCTAAGACAAGACCACTTGTTATCTCAAAATTAGAGGCGTATATTCGAGAACGACAATTTATATTCCATTCAAAACGTTTACTTGAAGAATTAAGAGTATTCATTTGGATGAATGGTAAAGCACAAGCACAAAATGGTTATAATGATGACTTGGTAATGTCATTAGGAATTGGATTATTTACTAGAGATACTGCTATGAAATTCCATAATCAAGCTATGGATTTATCTCGTCAAGTGATTGGTGGTATGACTAGAACTGGATTAGGAGGACCTATACATGCTATGCCGAATGGTTTCCAAAACCCATATCAAGTAGAAATGGGGGGCAATGTTGAGGATATAACATGGTTGTTAGGTTAATAAATATTTATTGATATAATAAAAAATAAAAAATGGCTGAAGATATAAACGCTGGTATTGGTTTGTTTAGTAGACTTAAACGTCTCTTTGGAACCGATGTAATCATAAGAAATGTAGGCGGGGATCAATTAAAGGTTACAGATGTTGATAGAATACAAGCGTACGGTAACGTAAAAACAAACGCATTAATAGATAGATTCACTAAGTTGCACCGCTACGGAGCTAATATGCCGTACAACCCAACAATGAACTATCAAACACTTCGTATCCAGTTATACACTGACTATGAAGCAATGGATACAGAATCAATCATCGCATCAGCACTAGATATTATCGCTGATGAGTCTACATTAAAAAATGAGAATGGTGAAGTAGTACAGATTATGTCTGCTGACGAAAACATTCAAAAAATATTATACAACTTATTTTACGATGTATTAAACATCGAATTTAACTTGTGGTTATGGATACGCAATATGTGTAAGTATGGTGATTTTTACTTACATATGGAAGTTGCTGAAAAATTTGGTGTATATGGTGTAACACCTATGTCGGTTTATGACATGGTTCGTGAAGAAGGTACAGATCCTCAAAACCCATCTTATGTATGTTTTAAAATTGATCCAATGGTCATCGCATCAGGTGGTATCAATTCTCGTGTGTCTGATAGAGAGGGTCGAATTAAATTTGAAAACTATGAAATAGCGCATTTTAGACTATTATCTGATGCTAACTATTTACCTTACGGACGTTCGTTTATAGAACCTGCCCGCAAAACTTATAAGGCTTACGTGCTGATGAAAGATGCAATGTTGTTGCATCGTGTAACACGTGCTGCTGAAAAACGTGTATTCTATACTAATGTTGGTAACATACCACCAAATGAGGTAGATGCATACATGAATAAGTTAATGCAGAAAATGAAGAAAACTCCATACATTAATCAACAAACAGGTGAGTACGATTTACGTTACAACTTGATGAACAGTATGGAAGATTTTTACATACCTGTACGTGGTAACGATACATCAACTAAAATTGATACATTAAAAGGATTAGAATATAATGCAATTGATGACGTTAACTTCTTACGTGATGAGATGTTAGCTGCATTAAAGGTGCCTAAAGCATTCTTCGGATTTGAAAAAGATTTACAAGGTAAAGCTACATTAGCTGCTGAAGATATTAGATTTGCTCGTACAGTTGAACGTATTCAACGTATTGCATTATCTGAATTGTATAAAATGGCATTAGTACACTTATATGTACAAGGATATGATGGTGCTTCTTTAACAAACTTTGAATTACGCTTAACTGTACCATCAGTTGTGTATGAACAAGAAAAGATTGCATTATGGAAGGAAAAAGTTGATTTGGCTAAACAAATGCAAGACACTAGCTTAATACCTTCAGACTTTATCTATGATAAAATATTCCAATTCAGCGAAGATCAATATGATGAAATGCGTGATTTAGTAATTGAAGATAAGAAACGTACATTCCGTATGGGTCAAGTTGAAAATGAAGGTAACGACCCAGCTAAAACTGGTAAATCATATGGTACACCACACGACCTAGCTTCATTATATGGTGCTGGTAGAATGGGACAAAACGCAGAAGTACCAGGTGGATACGACGAAAAGAAACCAGTTGGCCGTCCTGAAGAAAAAGCATCAATTATTGGTACTCAAAAGGATCCATTAGGTAAAGATAGAACAGGTAGAGTTGATAATAATACAACTAACGAACCAAATATTCCTAGAGAAGATGGTACACCAAAAGGTGGTTCACCGTTAGCATTAGCTGAAGCTAAGAGAAATAAGAGTATATTTGAATCAATACCACAATCATTCCGTAAGGAAATTGATTTTGGACCTGATAAGGAACCATCATTGCTTAACGAAAATAATATTAAGGGCATATAACAACTACATATTTATAGGTAGTGCACACTATACATTATGAAAATTAAACACAGCAAATACAAAAATACTGGTATATTATTCGAACTTTTAGTGCGTCAGATTGCATCAGATACTGTATCTGGTAAAGATTCTGCAGCTATTGGTATTGTTAAGAAGTTTTTTGGTAAAACAGAATTAACAAAAGAACATAAATTATATCAGGCATTAATTACAAGTAAAGCATTATCAGAAGGTAAAGCTGAATCTTTAATTAATTCAGTACTTGAAATTTCTTCTCGTTTAAATAAAACAGCTTTACGTAAAGAAAAATATAATCTTATTAAAGAAATTCGCAATCATTACAACATTGAGGAATTTTTTAAAGCAAAGATTAATAACTATTCACAGTACGCCGCTGCGTCTAATTTGATTGAAGCTCATGGTTCATTAGAATTTATTGAGCCTTCTCAAGTTATTGATAATAAAGTAACATTACTTGAACATATTACTCGTAAAGAAGTTAATGTTGAACAAGTTAAAGATCGTGTATTAGAAGAATACAGTAAAATGGATACTGGTACTCGTATCTTAGCATACAAAATGTTATTAGAAAAATTTAACGAAAAATATTCAACATTATCTCAAGCACAAAAATCAGTATTAAAAGAATATATTAATAATGTTACTAATACTGTTAAATTAAGAGAATTTGTTAATGAACAATATGCTCAAATTAAAAAAGCATTATCTGAATTAAAACCAACAGTAATTGATCAAACAGTTCAAATTAAATTGAATGAAGTGATCAATTTGTTGTCTCCATTAGACAAAACTCAAAATGTAAAAGACGAAAACATTGTTTCTCTTTTACAATACCATCAATTAATCGCTGAAATTAAAGCTGTTAAATAATGAATAGATTAGAAAAATTAGCTGGGATAAAAGAAGATGCAACAAGTGCTCCTGCGCCCGTAGCTCCGGCTGCTGATGCAAAAGTACAAGGTAGTATTAATTTAAAATTATTTCAAAAATTAGATCCTAATCTTAACCCTGCAAATTTATCTACTACTATTGGTAAGGTAAAAAGTGGAACTGCTTTAAATATAAATGATAATAAAGTATTAGCTGAACTAATGACATCATTGATTAAAACATCAGATGATGCTTTATTAAATCAAATATTTTCTAACTTGAAACAAATTCAAGCTAAGTAATGGCATTAAATTTAAACACATATGGTGATTTAAAAAAAGCTATTAAATCAATTGAACTTAAACAAAAAGGACAACAAATTGTATCTCAGGGTAAAACATTTGCTTTAGATCAATTATTAGGACTTATACCAGGAGCATCAAATGCAAAAACAACTTTTGATTTTATAAAAGCAGCTATATCAAAACCAGATACTAAAAAAACAAATACCTGGTTAGATAAATTAGATATAGATGATGAGATGTCTAAAATTGTAGATGACACTGTAGAGAATGGATTTATGAAAGCTATGGCTGCATCTGTAGATCAAGAATCAGATGATAAACCATTAGAGCCTGATTTTAATATGAATGCTAAAATGGTTAATTATTTAAAACAACAATACCAAGGTCGTACTGTAGCAGGTATTAAAGAAAATAATGAAATGAATTTAAAAGAACTTATCAAACAATTAGTACGTAAAGAACTAGAGGAAGATGGTGGTTCTACATCTGGTGGTGTTGGTGCTTATTCTACTCCATTTGCCTTTTCTAAAAAAGGACAAAAATCAAATGGTGCTACTGAAGAAGCAGGACGCGAAGGGTATAAAAAAGTACCTACAGGTATGCCAAGTGATTCTAAAATAAAAGACTATAAATCTATTTGGCCTTCAGCTAAAAAGAAAACTTATAAAATATATAAGGAAACAGAAGAACCTTATTTAGATGACGAAGATAAAGATGATGTATACCCAACAGGAGCATCAGATTGGAGAACTAAAAAGAAAAAAGTAGCAGAAAGCGATTACGATAAAGCATCAATTTCTTCACAAGCTAGTGGCTACACAGCAGCTAGTGGATATACTGGAGTAGGTGGTGACAATCATGAAAATCAATATTATAAAGAAAACATGGAAACAAAGCGAAATATGCCTGTTGTAGGTAAAATATACACATATAACGACGTTGTTGCTAGTGGGCCTGATAAAGGTGAAAAAATTAGTTTCGATGAAGAATTCATAAAATACGATGGAGACCAATTAGTTTTTAAAATAGTAAAGAGTAACATTTCAGACAAATTAGCAAAGTCTTACGAAAAATTAGGACTTAAACGTAAGATTGGAGATACAACTAGAACTGGCATTGGTGCATTTAATATATATTATAAAGAAAAAAACAATATGAGCGAATCAATACAAGATATTATTAAGGAAGAATTGTTAAGTGAAGGTACTTATAAGCAATTTAAAAAAGAAATTAAATTTAGAACTAAAGCTGAACAATTGCATAAAGCAATGCGTGAAGTAAA